GAGACGATAGGGATATTGATTGAAGCCATTAGAAGACCACATTCCGATCAACTTTGTCCATGACAGTCTCAACGATTCGCCGCATCTCTGACTCGACTGTGCCTTGGTTCTTTTCCATTGATCTCCACATTACTCTTGATCGCATGCCGTAGCGCGCCGAGAGTGCACGACCGAGTTTCCCGTTCGCTGCCATGTCGAAGAGTGCGCCAGTAGATCCCGAATAAACAATGTTGAAGACTCCGACATTGCGGATCTGTCCACGGAACTCCGAGACCTTTTTAGTGTTGATCTTGGCGGAGATCTTTTGCTTGCGACCTGCATCCCAAGGAAGCATCTTGAATCCCGAAGGCGTAGTCCACTTGCGACCCATACCAGACAGAGGCACCGTGTTAGGAATTAGCCCAAGCGCGTCATTAATTACAGGTTTGGCGACATTTCTAAAGTCTTTTGCAATTTCATTACGAAGCCCCGGCTCAACCGAGTTGAGCTGCTTGATCGCTTCCTTTAGGCCGTAGACCTTGATGTTTGTATCTAGTCCGTCAGCCATGTCACCTCTTTTTGTTTTGTTTTTCTAGCACTGCGACAATGGTACTTAGGTCTCGCGTGTCAAAGGTGTCAGCGTAGAAAGTGGGAGCCCACCCTGTCGCGACTACAAGTTCGGCGAGTTGTCGCCTGTAGCCGCGTCCGTAGGGTTTGGGTCTGTTGAGTCCTCTACGCCGATTTCGACATCTGGGTTTTGTTTCAACCATTCGCGCCAAGTAGCAGGAAGAGTCTCGCCTTTAATGCCGAGCATGATGTACGCCCAGCAAGCCATGTCGGATGCACCGATACCGCGACCGTCGGAGACTCGACGATTCTCTAGGCGTTCCCATTCAGAGATCGCGAAGAGGTTCGTGATAAGTAGTTCTTTTTTGTCTCCGCGTGTAAGCGTAAGTTTGATCTTCATTTTGTTTCCTTTCGTCGGGCCAAGGAAGGCCGAAGATTATGGGTTAGTTGTATCGGCTGAATAGGCTCCGCCCATCAGCGTGATATCAATCGATTGCAGCTCACCGAGCGAAGCCGAGATCACTGGGAGACTCTCGAGGTAGCAGTTGGTGAGTGTGAAGCCGGGGTTTGTTGCCGAGTCCACTGCGGAAGTTGGTTTTACGATCACTGTTGTCTTTGTTCCGACAAGTGGAGCAAGAGTGGCGTAAGTGGCGCTGGCTTCGTATGAAAGAAAAAGAGTTAGCGTGCACTCATTGTCCTCAAGGCCAGCCGTGAAAGTGTTTGATGTCTGACCGAACACAGTGTCATTTAGAGCGGTCACAGTGCGAGTCAAGGTTGCGCTCGTGCACCAACCAGTCAAGGCAGTTCCGCCAAGTGTGACTGTCGGATTTGAGAGGATTGTGGAAGTTGCCATGATGAGTTACTCCTTGGAAGTGTTGGTTTTAGTTTGACACATAATGAAGCCTGATGTGTGGATTAGGCAGTCTGCACGACCGTCGTGACCGACAGCTCATAGGCAGGCAGCGTTGAGCCACCGATATCTAGGTTGGTTGGGCGTCCAGAGACGACCCCGATATTGAGTGCGTAGATCTGGGCGAGGATATTGAGCAAGCTCTTCTGGGCGTCTAGGTTGCCGGGGCCGAGCGTGATGATTTGGAGTGTGAAGTTCAACTTGGCGACATTGTAGTTGTAGCCGTCGATCGAGTCGATATTGACAAAGACGGAAGGCGGCGTGATATTGCGCGGATCGTTATTGACCTGTAGACCGCTTACTGTTGAGAGCTTCGCTACAAGATCGTCGAAGCCTTCGTTGAATAGATCCGTGTAGTTAGGGACAGGCATCAGGCGACCTGTGGGCGATCAATCCCGAGCAACTGGCGAATCATTCCGTTCAGACCCGAGACAGGTGTAACTCCCATTGATTGAAACGAAGAAAACTGATCTACCGATCCGCGCTGGCGATACAAGGCTCCACCGTACATCTGCGTTCCCAATAAGACATCTTGAGAAGGCACCGTCGTCAGCGAGTCAATGTAGCCTGCTTCCATTCTGCGACGCCACGCAAACTGACTGCATGCAGAGGCGCAAATAGTTAGGAACGCGGCATCAGCGGCGGTTGCTGTGCCAATTCCGAGCCAGTCCTCGAGCATCGCAGCAGTGACCCAAGTGCAAGTCTGGGTTAATGTCAGCGTGCCAGAAGCGGCAGTGCGAGCGACATCACTAGCGGTCTTTGCATAGAGCACTTGGTTCGGAATGGTGACAAGCGGATCAAAGAGAAGATCGCCTTCATCGTCCACGCCCATAAACGCATACTGCGGCAGAGCATAGACAATGTAAGTTCCGTTAAAGGTTGCATCAACATTTGTGATGACAACGCTGGCGCCAACTTCAATCTCGGCTTCTGTAAGAAGTTGTAAGACCGCGTAGTTGTCGGTGAGCTGTTTATGTGTGACCGTGTAGGCGGCCATAAAAGCCTCCTATCGGCTGATTAGAAAGTCGCTTTGACGAACTTGGAAGCGTCAATCATCAATGTTGCAAGATAGCCGCGGAAAGCGATCGTGCGTGACAGTGTTGAAGGAACATCGATTGAGATCGCGCCCTTCTGCTGCTCGAAGATCTCGAAGCCAGAAGCATCGCCAACGATGACGGTGTCTGTTGCAAAGTTGCGATCAACCACAACTTGAAGACCGAAAGCAACGCCGTTTGGCTGGCCCGGTAGCAAGTTGCCGAATGCGTTCATTGGGCCCACTGCTGGGAACAACGGACGATCGGCTGTGTCGGTCAAGCCGAGCAAGTAGCCCCACATGTTTGGCGATACAAACAAGTGTGTTGGCAAGTTGCCATTCGAGCCTGAAAGGATTGTTTGTGCAGCTGATCCAACGAATGCGCTCCACTGTGCTGGGTTTGTTGCATCGTTTCCGAATGCTGCTGTGACCGATGCGCCTGCAACGAGGTTGTCTGCTGCGACATTGTCTGTTGCGTTTGCGTAGATACGGCCCATGTCATCAAGTACGAGACCGATGATCTCTGGAGTAGACCAGTCGATTGACTGCTCCGACAAAGTTACATAACCGCCGTAGGTGCCCTTGGTGACTTGGTTGTCGGTGACAACGAAAGTTCCTTGAGTGAGTGCAGTGTTCTCGGTTGATTGCACGCCGACCGAAGTGTGTGTTGTTACTTCTGGACGGATGAAAACTTTGCCACCTTGTGGCATTGCTTTCGCGCCGATTGCGTCAATGACTGGACGGCGACCGATGAAGTTGTTGTAGACAGGTTGAACGATTGGCAATGGAAGTACGCCGGGGATGTCGGAAGTAAGCACATTAGGTGCAGCTGCTTCGATGCCTGCGCGCATTTCTGCGAACTTATCTGGATTCGTTACGAATGCCGAGATGTATTCGGCTGGTGTTGGCATGTGGAACTCACGCTTCGCGGTTGCGAAGATTGCTTGAGTTGCCTTTGATGCTTCAATTACGGCTGGGGCTTCGACTGTTTCGTTCATGGTTTCTGTCTCCTGTTGAGGTGCTTCTTGAATAGTAGTAACTTCTTCTTCTTCTGGGGTGGATGCTGCGACTTGCTGTATTGGTGCGTCAAAGGCTCCTCGAGCGACGAGTGATAGTTCGCTCCACGATGCCTTAGTGACGATCATTGTGCCTTCTTTGTCGTACTTGAACTTGATCGGCTCAACGCCAACGGACACTTCAGGAAGGGCTCCGTCAGCTGCAAGAATTAGGGCTTCGTCTCCGTCGCGAGTGTTAGATACCTTGGCAACAAAAAGCATGCCTTCAGGGGTTTCTAGACGCTCGGTGACTGTTCCGATGACCTTGCTTGAGTCGTGGTACATCTGGAGAGTTGGTGCGCGTCCGTCTACTGGAAGTGAACCGGGTGCGAAGGCCACCATTGTTCCGTCGCTTACTTTTGCTGGAGTGTTGTATCTGACCGCGATGCCCGAGATCGTGCGTCGTGGTGCTTCGCCTTCTGCGGCGTCAATCGTGAAAGATTCTGTGGTAAGTCTAATCATGGTTGGATCCTAGTTTTCTATAAGTGCGTCTTGGGGGATATCGGTTTCGTTCATTCGGTCTTCTGGCATGTCACCGCCCATGTATGCCTCTGCCAAGAAGTCGTCTGTGTCAAAACAAACATAGGTTCCGTGTGGAAGCACATTGTCAGACGAGAGTGTCTCGGTGATGCAATCGGCGAGAGCTTTGCAAGCATAAGTCCAAAGATCAATGCGTGACTGCTGGCTTGACTGGTACGAGTAAGCACCGATAGAGACCGAGAGCAAGTAGGACGGTACGCCAAGAATGCGTCCAAGATCGCGCGCCGAATAATCTGCTGATTCGATCATTAGCATTTTGTCAGGTGTTGCTTGTGTTGGCACATACTCAAGGAACTCGTTGAGGGCGGCAGTGTTATTGCCACTGGTGCGAGCCAAATTGAACTGCGCGGCGAGATCGCTCAACTCTTGGGCCGACAAGGGCTCACCGCCGGTCTGCTTGAGGTAGCCCGAAGGCAGTACCGACTGGGACGCTCGAAGCCGTGACTCTTCTACGCGGAGTGCGATCTCTACAGCGCGCGCCCCAGTCGAGTTCAATGATTGCATTGGTGAAATGAATTGCACAAGATCGCGAGGATCTAGCGTGATGCCGTTGAAGACAACTTGCTTTGATGGGCCGAAGAAGCATTCGCCCTGTTGGTCAAGTGTTTGCACCATTGCGGCAGGTAGACGAGTGAACGACGCTGGGTATCCGTCAGCGGTGCGTGATTCAATCATCCAAAAGGCACGCCCTTCGAAGATGAGGTCATCAATCGTCCAACTTATGATGAATTGGTTTGGAACGGACTGGTCAATTCTTGAAAGCCATGCTCGAGGAGCAAGAGGTACTTCTTCCATTTCCTCGCCGTTCCACATTTCGCGGTACATCTCTAATTTCATTCCCGAGATCGTGTCGCAGATCAAGTCGCGACCGCGCACGATGACAGGGAGCGTCATTGCGCGAGCGCGTCGCTGCCCCTGTTGCCAAGATACGAACGAACGCAAAGGCGAATAAGACGAAGCACCGACAGCCGCTTTGACCGACGGTTCTACAGAGACAGCAAGATCACGGGATTTTGAGAAGATAGCCATATCACATGATGACACATATCAAGCGGATCATGGTGGCACTCGCTCGGTCATCTGCGGTATCCCGACGACAGGCAAGCAAGCGAACGAGTGCCGACCTGATGCTAGTTGGCGATCAAGATCATTGAAGGCTTTTGAGATTGACCCGGGCGTGCAGCTGCCGCCGCTCCCCAGATCATCGTCCGACACAACTCAATAGGGCCTGCTGACTTTTGTGACGACACTGCGATCGAGCCTTGAGTCCTGACCATGACCGCGCGACAAACATGCTCGGCAAGCATCGCTTCCCCAGTGTGAACTAGACGACCTTCACTAATCATGTTTCTTACTATGGGGGTGTATTGCAGAATCTCTTTGTAGCCCATGACGACGCGCCGACGCTCAAAGACAGGCGGACAGTGCGCGTCAATCGTTGGCGAGAAGATGAACTTGATTGCAGGATCAGCCGCCGCCAATGCCCCGACATGAGCCCACAATTCTTTAGCAGTTTCGGCAGTGAAAGCAACCGAGACACAAGTACGACCGTCGCCGAGCGCGACCGACTTGGTAGCGAAGTAGCGCGACTCGTCCATTGATGCCTCGACGGAGATGACGCCGCCAGCAGGGATAGGGCCGTCGTACTCAAGGTCTGGCCATAGGTGGGTCTGGATCCACGACTGGGTTGAAGCGATCCACATGTTAAGCGAGCTTCTAAGGAAGTTGGAGCGGTCTGGATCTTTAGATTCTGCGCGCAGAGTCTCCATTGTCAGAGTGTGTCCGAGTGCCGGGTTCCCCCAACCGAAAGACGATTCCAACATTGGATCCACTGTTGGCGGTGGGCTCCATTCGGCGAAGTAGAAGTTAGAAGGATTGTTTGTGTCAATCAGTCGGAGCGCGTTCTCTCGATGACGAATAAAGAGCGAACTTGATTCAGTGCCAGCGGTAGAGAACATTGCTAGGAGCGGAGACCTTCGGACGCGCTGGGTTGGGATAAGGCCAGCCATAGCGATCTCCGAAATGTCAAAGATCTCATCTGCACAAATCAG